CGGGAGCACCACGGATGTATAAGGGTGCCATTGAGTCGTTGGTGAGAAGGATGATACCGTTCGCTGACTTGATTCAGTTGACTCACTTGAAGCTACAGCAGGTCATTGCACGTACTGTACCTGATGGTGTGTTCATTGATGCGGATGGATTGAATGAGGTTGACTTGGGAACAGGTGCAGCTTACAACCCAGAGGATGCACTAAGACTATACTTCCAGACTGGTAGTGTCATTGGTCGAAGCTATACTCAGGATGGTGAGTTTAACAATGCACGAGTTCCTATTACGCAGCTTACATCTAACTCAGGATCTGCTAAGACTCAAATGTTGATTGCTAACTACAATCACTACCTTGATATGATTCGGTCTGTGACTGGACTTAACGAGGCTAGGGATGGATCTACTCCTGACCCTAATGCGCTAGTAGGTGTACAGAAGCTTGCGGCACTTAACTCTAATACAGCTACAAGACATATACTTGAGAGTGGCCTATTTATCTATAGGTCTCTTGCTGAGGCACTTACATATCGTGTTGCTGACATATTGCAGTACGCTGACTTTAAGGATGACTTTGCTAATAAGATTGGTAAGTACAATGTATCTATCTTGAATGATATCAAGGACTTGTACCTATACGACTTTGGTATCTTCATTGAGATTTCTCCTGATGAGGAGCAGAGAGCTCAGCTTGAAGCGAATGTTCAAATGGCATTGTCTAAGGGGGATATTAATCTTGAGGATGCTATTGACATTAGAGAGCTTAAGAATCTTAAGCTTGCCAACCAGCTACTTAAGATGAAGAGAATTAAGAAGCAGGAGCGAGAAGAGAAGATGATGATCCAGAAGCAGGACATGATATCTCAGCAGCAGATTCAGTCTCAAGAGTTTGCTGCTCAGGCAGCCATGCAAAAGCTTCAGTTGGATACTCAATCTAAGATGCAGATTAAGCAGGCAGAGGTGGCATTCGACATTGAGAAGCTAAAGGCAGAGGCAGAGCTTAAGAGAATGCTAATGGCTGAAGAGTTTAAGTATCAGATGCAGATTGCTGGTGTTAAGGAGACTGCACTTTCGGATAGAGATACGATGAAGGAAGAATCTAAAGCCAAGCGTATCAGTCAGCAGAATTCTGAGCAGTCTAAGTTGATTAACCAAAGAAAGAACAACTTACCTCCATTGAGCTTTGAGTCCAACGAGGACACGCTTGATGGGTTCGACATGGCACAGTTTGAGCCACGTTAAAAAAAAATATATATTTGTAACATAAAATCTAATTAAATGGAAATCAAAGTAAGATCACTAGATGGAATTGAGCCAAAGAGTGTACAGGAAGTAGAGAAAGAACTACTTGAAAAACATGAAAGGGAGATTAATGGTGAAGTGCAGTTGGATACTTCTAGTATTGACAATGCAGTTCAAGAGAGTGCTCCTCAAGAGGAGGAGTTATCTGAAGAAAAAGTTCTTTCATATATTGGAAAAAGATACAATAAGCAAATCAATTCATTTGATGAGTTGATGGATCAGAGACAGAGCAATGAAGAATTGCCTGAGGATGTTGCAGCTTATTTGAATTATAAGAAGGATACTGGTAGAGGATTTGATGATTTCCTAAAGCTTAGGAAAGACTACGATTCAATGGACCAGAATCAACTTCTTAAAGAGTACCTTGCAGATACACAGCAGAATTTAGACGAGGAAGATATTGAAGTCTTGATGGAGGATTACACCTACGATGAAGACCTAGATGATGAGTCAAAGATTAAGCATGTAAAGATTGCAAGAAAGAAAGCTATTGCCGAGGCCAAGAAACATTTCAATTCTCAGAAAGATAAATATAAGCTTCCGCTTGAGTCAAGTGGTATGGGCTTATCTCCAGAAGAGAAGGAAGAGTTTGAAGCCTATCGTCAGTATACAAAACAGTCAAAGACTGTAGAGGAGGAAAGCAATCGAAAGCGTAGATGGTTCGACCAAAAGACAGATGAGGTCTTTAGTAAAGACTTCAAAGGATTTGAGTTCGACATTAATGATAAGAAGATTCTATTTACTCCGGCATCTGGTTCAGAATTAAAGAGTGCTCAGTCGAGTCCATTAAACTTTGTTAATAAGTTTTTGGATGACAGCGGACTAATTAAGGATGCAGCTGGATACCACAGGTCTTTGTCTATCGCAATGAATCCTGAAAAGTTTGCCAAGTTCTTTTATGAGCAAGGTCAAGCGGATGCTACCGATGATGTTTTACGTAAGACCAAAAATATAAATATGTCTGAGCGTAGAGCTCCTGAGGTTGTTAATAAGGGTGGGATGCAGGTGAAGGCGGTTGCGCCAGACTCTGGAAAGGGTCTAAAAATCCGCAGTATTAAAAGAATGTAACAACTAAAAACAAAAAAAAACAATGGCAGTATTAAATTCTCCTGGGTTCCAATTGCAGCCGAGTGCTGAGCAGGTTCCCTTATCAACAAACTACATTACCAACTTCGACTTCTTGAACCAGTATCTACCTGATACTTACGAGAAAGAATTTGAGCGTTACGGTAACCGTACAGTAGCTTCCTTCCTAAGAATGGTAGGAGCTGAAATGCCTTCCAACTCTGATATGATCAAGTGGGCTGAGCAAGGTCGTTTGCATACCAAGTATGTGAACTGTGATTCGTCTGCGGCAGCTGGTGCTGACTCTGCAACTATTACTGTTTCTGATGCTAACGTAACTGCAATCGCTATCCGTGCAGGACAGACTGTATTTATCTCTGATAACGCTACAGGTCTTTCTAACAAGGGTATCGTTACCACTGTTGACACAGCAAATGATACTTTCGGAGTAGCTTACTACGAAGGTGCTGGACAGACTTTCTCTGGAACTGCTGTTCTTTCAGTATGGATCTATGGTTCTGAATTCAAAAAAGGAACTGTTGGAATGATCGGATCTTTGGAAGCTGAAGATGAATTCTTCGACAACTCTCCAATCATCATCAAGGACAAGTATGCAGTATCTGGTTCTGACATGGCTCAGATTGGATGGGTAGAAGTAACTACCGAGAATGGTGCAACTGGATACCTTTGGTATTTGAAGTCTGAGCACGAGACTCGTCTACGTTTCGAAGACTATCTTGAGACCGCAATGATTGAAGCAGTTCCTGCTGAGCAGGGGTCTGGTGTAGCTAACGCTAGTTTGAACCCAATATATGGTAACAAAGGTTCTGAAGGTATCTTCTATGTTGTTAACAATCGTGGTAACGTATGGGGTGGTGGTAACCCAACTACTCTTTCTGATTTTGATAGCATCATCTCTCGTCTTGACAAGCAGGGATCTATCGAAGAGAACGTAATCTTCTTGAACAGAGCATTCAGCTTTGACATTGACGATATGTTGGCAGCTCAGAATAGCTATGGTGCAGGTGGAACTTCTTATGGTCTATTTGACAATGATGAGAAGATGGCCTTGAACCTTGGATTCACTGGCTTCCGTAGAGGTTATGACTTCTACAAGTCTGACTGGAAGTACTTGAACGATCCTACCATGCGTGGTGGTTTACCAACTGGTGCATCTGCAACTGGTACCGTAACTGGTCTATTGGTTCCTGCTGGTTCTACCACTGTGTATGACCAAATCCTTGGTAAGAATGCTAAGCGTCCATTCTTGCACGTTCGTTACAGAGCGTCTGAGACTGAAGATCGTAGATACAAGACTTGGATCACAGGTTCTGCCGGTGGTGCACAGACTAGCGATCTCGATGCAATGGAGGTCAACTTCTTGTCTGAGCGTTGTGTATGTACCTTGGGTGCAAACAACTTCGTGTTGTTCAGATACGGAGCCTAATTGTAAATTATGGAGGGGCCGATTGGCCTCTCCTTTACATTTAAACAAACGAAACGATGGCAAAGAAAGGAATAGGACCTGGTCCTAAACAAAGTAAACCTGCGGCAGGTAGTAGAACTGATTCTGCTGGAATGCAATATTTTGGAAGACAAGTTGCTAATGCAATGAACGCACAAAAGCCTGCTGCTGCGAAGAAGCCTGCTCCTAAGAAACCTGCTGCTCCTGCACCTGCTCCTAAAAAAGCTGCTGCTCCTGCACCTGCTGTTGCAGCAAAGAAGCCTAGCACTATTAATAAAAGAGCACCGTTAATGGATGTTAATCTTGGTAAGGGGTATAAGATGTCAATTGATACTACAAGTATGAATAAGCCAGATGAACAGACCTATAACTATATGGTTAGGAATGCAGCTGGAAAAGTTACATCAAAGGGAAACATAGCTAAGACTGAAGGTAAGTTTGGAGCTAGTCAAGTAGTTAAAAAGCTTAAGGCAAAGAAGTAATAATCAACTGAGGGGGTCACTGTGGCTCCCTCTATTTTAAATCTTTAAATCTAATCAAATGAAAAAAACAGTAATAAGTTCTGACAAAGTCTATAAACTAAAGGGAGAGTCTGCTCCTTTATCATTCACTTTACCATCAAGGAATACTAGAAGGTACCCACTCCTTTACTTTGATGAAGACAATAATGTCAACAGGACATTAAGGTATGCTATCAATCAGAAGTCTCCATTCGAGGATGAGCAAGATGGCAACGCAATTGTAGAGCCAATCGTATTTGAGAATGGCTTCCTATCAGTTCCAAGAACTAACCCAGTACTACAGCAGTTCCTACACTATCACCCACTAAATGGTATCTCATTTATTCAGGTTGACTATGAGAAGGATGCAGCCAAGGAAGTAGAGAAGCTTACAGCTGAAGTAGATGCATTGATTGAAGCACGTCAACTTAGTGTAGATCAGCTAGAGACAATCTCTAGAGTTTTATTTGGTAAAGATCCAAACAAGTCTACAACATCTGAGCTTAAGCGTGACATCTTGATTTATGCAAAGAGAGACCCAAGAGGATTCTTAAATATCCTACATGATCCAATGCTAAAGCTTCAGTCGAACATCCACGTATTCTTTGAGAATAAGTTGTTAACATTTAGAAATAATAACAAGGAAGTGTGGTTTAATACCCCTTCAGTAAAGAAGAAAATGCTCACTGTATCTTATGGTGAGGACCCATACTTTGCCGTGTCTCAATTTTTAAAGACAGATGATGGCATTGATGCTTTGAAAATGTTAGAAAATAATTTAGATTTGTAAAGTAGTCTTTCATATTTTGTGTTGAATGTTTAAAAACGGGGGTGTAATAACACCCTCTTTTTTTTTGTTTATATTTGTAAAAAGACTAGAATGATCAACTCAGTTCGAAATACCGTATTGGCAATTCTGAACAAGAATAATTACGGATACATCTCCCCTTCTGACTTTAACCTGTTTGCCAAGCAGGCTCAGCTAGAACTATTTGAGGAGTACTTCTCTGACTATAATGATACTATCAATAAAGAGAATGCTCGTGTGTCAGGCACTGACTATGCGAATGTTAAAAAAACTTTAGAGGAAGCAATTGAATTATTCGCTACGACATCTACTCTTACTCAATTTGCTCCTGCATCAAATAAATTTTATCTACCATCAGTAACTACTACTGGATTTGATTACTTCATGATCAGTAAAATTCTTTGTTACGATGCGTCAGGTTCACCTAGAGTATTCAAGGGTGAGGCAGCCAAGGTAACTCATGGTAAGATTACAATGCTAATTAACTCTAACTTAACTGCTCCTACAGAAACGTATCCAGCTTATACTCAAGAAGGTAGCTTACTAACGATATATCCTGCTACTATAAATCTAGCAAATGAGGTAGATGCTGTTTACTTTAGATATCCAAAGGATCCGAAGTGGACGTTCACTACACTAACTAATGGTGAGCCCGTGTTCAATCAGGCTCCTGGTTTAGGATACCAAGACTTCGAGCTACCTGTAGAGGATGAAGTAAAATTAGTTACAAAAATTCTTCAGTATGCCGGTATGTCTATACGTGAGATTGAGGCAGTTCAATTTGGTGGTGCTGAAGAACAAAAACAATCACAATAATCATGGCATACATCACTCAAGAAAAGTACTACGAAAATAACGGGGTCACTCCTGTAGATTCAAACTGGGGATCATATCAGTATGTTAGCTTACAGGATATTGTCAACAACTTCTTGTTGATGTATTCTGGCAACCACTCATTAATTAATAATGAGGAGCGATATAAAATTCTGTTTCATGCCAAGAGAGCGATACAAGAACTAAACTATGATGCGTTTAAGCAGGTAAAAGTTCTTGAGCTAACTGTCAATGATTCACTTAAGTACATTCTACCATCTGACTATGTCAACTGGGTTAGGGTAAACCTATATAAGGATGGGTACTTGAGACCACTTACTGAGAACATTCAAGTGCTTTCTTCTTTGGCTTACCTTCAGGACCACACTGGCAAGATATTATTTGATCAGCAAGGTAATGCCTTGTCTCCTGAGTTTTCTGAGATTGACTTGCAGAGATTAGAGGGTATCAAGAAAAGTATATACTTAAATCCTCAGAGCGGATACGATGGTCAAGAAGGATGGAACGTAGATGGCAACTGGTACTTTGACTATGGAATTGGAGCGAGGTATGGTCTTAACAATGAGACTGCTAACTTCAATCCTACCTTTAATATTGATGCCAAGAGTGGTGTGATTAACTTTAACTCAGACATGTATGGTCAGTCTGTAATATTAGAGTACATATCTGATGGGATGGAGAATGGGAATGATGCGAGTGTTAGTGTAAATAAATTGTTTGAAAAATTTATTTATGCGTACATTACGTATGAAATCCTAAACTCAAAGCTTGGTGTACAGGAGTACATTGTAAACCGTGCAAGAAAAGAGAAGACTGCTCTGCTTAGAAATTCTAAAATAAGATTGAGCAACATTCACCCAGGAAGACTATTAATGAATCTACGTGGCATGGACAAGTGGTTGAAATAATATGACTAACATCACAAGAAATTTCATAGCTGGGAGAATGAATAAGGTCGTTGATGAACGACTAATTCCTGATGGGGAGTATATCGATGCACTCAATGTTCGCATGGGATCTACTGAAAACTCTGAGATAGGTGTCATTGAAAACACTAAGGGCAACAGCAAGTTAACTACAATTAAGTATGTTAATGGTACGCCACTTAGTTCCTCAGCTAGATGCATAGGCACTATAGCCGATAACACAAACGAAACTATCTATTGGTTTATTCATGACTCCAACTTTCCAGTAGGTGCTACAGGTAAGCTTGATATGATTGTGTCATTCAACGTGTACAACAACATATTAACCTACCACCTGATTAGCATCAACGATGGGGGTGGAGTTAATACCACGTTAAACTTTAACTCTGAATATTTAATTACAGGGGTAAATATTATTGACAACTTAATATTCTTCACTGATGACTATAACCCACCAAGGGTAGTAAACATACTGAAGAACTATGCAGATCCTGTTGGTAACATAGACCAGTTTAGTGCTGAGTCTATTCTTGTTATCAAGAAGCCACCCGTACAATCTCCTAGTGTTGAGTTAATTAACACAGGTGACCAGAATAATTTCCTAGAGAGCAGGTACATATGCTTTGCGTATCGATATGAGTATGAGGATGGAGAGTACTCCGCTACATCTCAGTGGTCTGCTCCTGCGTTTCAGCCTAAGCCATTTAGCTTTAGCATTAACAGCTACCTCAATGAGGGTATGCAGAATCAATTTAATGGTGCTAGAGTAACTTACAATACAGGTGGACCACTTGTAGTTGGCATTGACTTATTGTTTAAGGAGACCAACAGCAATGTGATAAAGGTTATTGAGAAGCTTAACAAGGCTGACCTAGGACTAACAAACAATTCTAACCGTACATACACATTTACAAATAGTAAGATATTTACCATTCTACCTGATAGTGAGCTACTTAGGTTGTACGACAACGTACCACTACTAGCTAAGGCTCAGACCATCATGGGGAACAGACTCATGTATGGCAACTATGTTGAGGGGTATGACATGGTGGATGCTTATGGCAACCCTGTAAAGCTTGAGTACTCTACTCAGTTAATATCTGATGAGATTGACAACTCTGAGATAGTAAATTCTCTTACCTCAGGTACATATAATTTTGGAGGTCCTGAGACAATCCCTGCTTCAGTGGTGTTATTAGACCTTATGCCATTTGAGTTGGTTACAGGGGCCTCTATCACGCTAGATATAACCTTTGATCATGAGGGCTTCTCAGGTAGTACTCCATTCCCTACAGAGACTAATAATAGTATATCTCTTAACTTCTCATTTGTACTGCCTAGGTCTTACGCATCAGTATATGAGTTAGCAAGTAGTGTTGAGTTTCAAGATGCTATAGGAAATTCTGGTAATATTCAGACTGTAGCAAACTCTTGTAATGGCACTACATTTACCGATCAGTTCAACTGCTCTGTTCTAATGAACTTAGATGCTTTGATTAAATACCAGAGTGGTATTGGGTCTGCTGGTCAGGGACTAGGTATTATCACATCACCTGGTAGCCCATACATAGGCATACAATTGCTTGCAATGAGGTATGTCAACAATACAACTACACCAACAATAAATGTATACGAGTACTATGAGTTCACTAATGTTAATGCATTCTATCAGAAGATAAACTCTCCAAGGAGCTTGCATAGCAACCGAGGTTACGAGATTGGTATCGTTTACATGGATGACTTTAACAGGTCAACAACTGCTTTAGTTAGTCCGAACAATACTGTTCATGTACCATGCTCAGCATCGGATACAAAGAACTCAATACAAGTTACTATACCGGCATTTCAGAAGGCACCTTATTGGGCAACACGATATAAGTTTGTGATTAAGCCTGATGAAGAGAATTATGATACGATATACAGTACAATATTCTTCAACGATCCACTGACTAACAATGTGTTCTTCTTGCTTGAGGGTGAGAATGCTAGGAAGGTTCAGCAGGGGGATAGACTAATTGTAAAGGCTGATACTAATGGCCCTACACAAAGTTGTGTGTACACTACTGTGCTTGAGAAAGAGTCTCAGGTAGAAGGCTTTATTGAGATACCAAGTGAGTTGGACCCAGCGGTTAATATTCCTGTGCCAGCTGGTGTATACATAAAGATTCTTCCGAATAACTTTTCTGTAGTCAAAGGTCAAGATGATATTATAGCTCCAGGAACCATTCAAGTAGATGAGAATAATGGAGGGGACTACCCAAAACTAGCGTATCCAATGAACTCTAAGAGGGTAGCTGGATATGACCCTGCTCATCTTACTTGGGTATATGAGGATTACACTGTACCTGCTGGTAGTAGAATAAAGATAAACCTAAAGTTCCAAAGACTTGGTGTAGGTAAGGGCAACGGGGACTGTGAGACTAGAATATATACTCTAGAGAAGACCATGATTGCATCTGCTGACTATGATAGCATGGTGGATTGGTTTAATGGTGACAATGTTCAGGTAGTCCTTGATGAGGGTGTTCAGGATGTAGGAGGAGATGGGTGTGTAATTCAGAATGACTACATATCGTCAGTCTATAATTATACTACAGGGTCAGCAACAGCTGCTATTTCTGATCCTGCAACATGTACCAACAAGTATCGATTTGCTAGGAACACAGTAACTAATGAGTTGTCACTTGTTATGTCTGGTACAGTTCGTTGTACTGGTACTCTTGCAAGAGAGAAGAGAAGGTCTACTATCATTGCTACATTTGAGGTGTTCCGTGCTGACTCAACTATTATATTTGAGACTGAGCCATCTGATGCATTGGCAGATATATTCTTTGAGAATGAATTATCTCTTCCAATTGTAAATGGATACCACATCGGTAATGTGCAGAATCAGACAATATCAGCATCAGCGATTATTGATACTAACTTCTTCAACTGTTTCTGCTTTGGTAACGGAGCGGAGAGCTATAAGATTCTTGACTCAATTATTGGCAGGACACTTACGTTTGGCAACAGAGTAACTGCTGTATCAGCTCAGGACTACAGAAGGGTTAGGAGATTTGCAGACATGACCTATAGTGGTGTCTACAACTTTGAGAACAATGTCAATAAGCTCAATGAGTTTAACCTTGGTCTACTTAACTACAAGTACCTTGAGGTATCATTTGGACCCATCTATGTACTAGATGGTCGTGAGACAGATGTGCTTGTATTACAGGAGGATAAGATATCCTACGTTCTTGCTAGTAAGAATTTGATTTCTGACTCAGCAGGTGGTGGTGCTATATCATCAGTTCCTGAGATACTTGGTACTCAGATAGCTAGACAAGAAGAGTTTGGAATCAGCTTCCACCCAGAGAGTTATGTGCAGTGGGGATACGATAGATTCTTTACAGATGTAAAGCGTGGTGCGGTCATCCAGTTGAGAGGTAATGACCTAGCTGTAATATCTGAGATGGGTATGAGGACCTGGTTCAGAGATGAGTTCATTGATTCATTCAATACTCAGAAGCTAGGTGGATATGATCCGTATCTAAATGAATACGTTTTAAGTAGCAACTCTGAGGAGCTTCCTAGACCATTCGATTGTTTGTCATGTGGCGTTGCTCAGACATTTACTATACCTACTGGGAATTCGCAATCTTATTGCGTTGACTTAGGTCAGGCAGTTGGAGTCACGACATTGGATTATAGTGTTCCTGCTGGGTCTACTGCATCGTTTACTGTATCAGTAACTTACAATGGTGTCACTCAGACATCTGGTGCTGTAACTACATCAGGGTCATTGCAGTTTAATAAGAACTCTAACTCTGTTAACGAAAGTACAGTTGTAATAACCGCATCCAATCCATTGGAGATAACGGTAAGACATAGCTGTCCTGTTCAAGCGTCTCTAACTATTGTTAATGTTACTCTTACTAGCGTTGTTGATGCAGGTAAGTTTATCCACAATCAGTACAGATATACCAATGGAGCCTTTGTATCTCCGTTACAATCTACTCTTGTTACATTTGCTACAGGTGGTTCAAGTCCTGTGGTATCTCAGTACAACACAATTGTAGGGGCAGAAGGAACAGCAGGTATACCAACAGGAGGATCAAGCTTACAGATTATATCTAATAAGATTGACTTTGACACATTTGATTTTGTGTTAGGCCAAGACAAGTTTAGATATCTTCGTAGCAACACGTTGTATCCAAACACTTCTGTAGGGATTTCAAACTTAATAGCAGCATCTACGGTGGTTAGTCCAATAACAGGAAGTGCTGGGTTATTCTCAGGATCGTTTACTGTACCTAGTAGTGGTAATTATCTTTATCTGATTTGGGATTACAGGAATTCATTGCCTCTAACTCTTTGCTACTCTAATACAACTACTCTAGACGCATGCTGCGGCTGTGCATAAATAATTTAATATGGCAACATCAGGAACATTTTATTTAGATGCCCCATCACTTAGTACTGCTTCGGTGGTATACTCAAATGCTGCACTAACAGTAGTGGCTGCGAATGGATTTTACTCTGATGGGTCTATTGTTAGAGAGCAATTATCTGGGGTATTATTACCTCAGCAAGCTTGCCCTGCCTGTGCAGTTGCATGTGGTGGTACAATAAGTGCTAATGGATTGCAGGGTGTATATTATTTAAATACAAATCTTGGTGCACCTACTGGAGCGGTAATTGTTAGATTTAATCCTGCATCTGTTCCAGATGGAATTAAGGCTGTTTATAATAGCGTTGTGTACAATGGTGTATCCTCACCAACATACGGATGGCTTAGGGGAACAGCAGGGTTTGCAACATATCTAGGTGCTACGGGATCTGATTGTGGCATAGTTGCCGGGTCTCCCTATACACTTAATGAATTTCAATATAACGGTATAGCATTCTCACCTTTAGGAACTACAGAATCGGTATCTATAGCCGCAGGTCAGATGAAGCTTACTGCTTCTGCTCCAGGGAACTGTGTAATGGTTATACCAAAGACAGCAGCTAGTCCATCAATATTGAATCTTGAATTTACTGGCCCATGTACTGGAACCATATTTGATATATCTGTTTCCTGTCCTGCTGCACTACCATCGTTTGACTCAAGCACAATGAATGCGAATAGTGAATTGGCTTGTGCTGATACAATAGACCAAACATATTACGTGGCTCACGTTAATGGGGCTAGTGGTACGCTAGGGTTATACGACTTGGTGTTCAGTGATGCTAATGGTCAATTTAAATTGGCAGCAGGGTTCTACAAGACTAATGATGCAGGGGCTAACAATTGGTATCAGGTAGATGCTAATGGAGCAGTTGTTCTATTCGGTGTTTGTGTTGTTCCAATCCCATGTGGAAGTTCAATAAACGCTTATGGAGGTCAAGGTGTATATTATCTTCAAACAAGTGGAGGTGCAGGTATAGGGGCTATAGTTATTAAATTTAACCCACAAACTCTAGCTGATGGTGTATTTG